ACCAGGTGGCGGCTCGTGGCGCTTTGACGACGCGAGCGGCGAGTGGATCGACCTCAACCCGCAGCCGGAACCGGCCGCCAAACCAAACCAGGAGTAAGCGATGCCACGTCGTATCAAGAACACTATCGTGACCGCGAAGGTCGAAACGACGCCGGGCACCGACGCGCTGCCGACCGGTGCCGCAAATGCTGTGCTGGTGACGGAAGTGACCATCACCCCGCTCGAAGCCCAGTCTATCGACCGTGCGCTGATCCGTGGCTACTTCGGTGGCAGCGAGCAGCTGGTTGGCCCTGCCAACGTGAAGCTGTCCTACTCGGTCGAGCTGGCCGGCTCGGGCACTGCGGCGACGCCGCCGGCCTGGGGCCAGCTGCTGCTCGGTTGCGCTGTTGCCGAAGGCGCGCTGACCGCCCCGGCCCGTGTCGAGTACACGCCGGTGTCGTCGGCACTCAAGACGCTCACCCAGTACTACTACGATGACGGCCTGGTGCACAAGCTCCTGGCCTCGATGGGCAATTGCACGCTGGCTGCCAAAGTCGGCGAGCGGCCGATGCTCCGCTTCGAATGGACCGGGCTGGACGGCGGCGTGGTCGTAACCCCAAATCCAACCGGCACGTTCACGCCGTGGAAGAAACCGGTTGCGATGACGAAGGCCAATGTCATCGACATCACGCTGGGCCCGACCTATGCGGCTGGCGCCCTGACCGGTGGCACCGTCTACAACAGCACCGGCCTGGAGCTGAACTTCGGCAACACGGTTAACTTCAGCGCGATGCTGACCACTGAGACGGTCGATATCGCTGATCGTCAATCCACCGCGACGGTGGAGATGGAGCTGACCGCCGCCCAGGAAGCCACGCTTATGGCGGCCGTCAAGGCAAACGATACCCAAAGTCTCGGTTTCACGATCGGCACTGCTACCGGCAACAAGGTCTTGATCTTCGCGCCAGCCGTCCAGCTGACCAACCCACGCAAGTCCGAGCTCAACGGCAATCGCCTGATCGGCTTCGATCTGCGCCTGGTCCCGGTCAACGGCAACGACGAGTGGCGCATCGTCTGCCTGTAACCAACTACTTAAACCGAAAAGGAAACGAAATGTCGTTCATTCTGAAAAAGCGCAACAAACTGCCTGTCCAGGTCAAGGGCACCCTCCCAGGCGAAGACGGCAAGCCGGAGCACTTCGACTTCATCCTGCACTGCAAGCGCTTGACCCAAAAGGAAATCGACGCGGTCATGAAGGACAAGAAGGGCGAGGTCACTGGCTTCGTCAAGAGCGTTGCTGAAGGCTGGGGTCTCGTGCTGGATGAGGCGGGTAACGCCGTGCCGTTCTCGAACGAGCAGCTCGACGCCCAGCTCGAAAACGCCGGCCTGCCTGTGCTGATTATGCACTCCTACCTGGAACAGGTCTCGGCCGCCGCAAAAAACTAACCGAGGTCGTGCGCCTGTTGGCGCGCGGCCAAATCGAGTTTGAGGGAACTCAGCGAGCTGAGGCAGAGCATGCTAACGACGGCCTGGCTGCGATGGGGCTCCAGATGGTGGAGGACCTTGAACCGCAGCAGGACGAATACTGGCTTTGGCCCGAGAACGAGGAGGCCTTCGGTTTCTGGCTATCGATCCAAACCCAGTGGAGCGCAAGCATGGGCGGCGCGACCGGGCTGAACTATCCCGGTGTCGAAACCTGCTTGCGCATGCGCGGGCTGAAAAAGAAACCTCGTCAGCACATGTTCTTGCTGACGCAAATGATGGAACGAGCATGCCTGGAAGAGTGGGCGCGCCAACGTAAGACTTAAGGATTAGGACGATGGTTACTCCACGCGCTCTCATTGAAATGGTTGTCGACGGTGCCGCCGAAAGCCGGCGCAGGGTCGAGAGCGTTGCGGACGTGCTCCGTCGGATGAACGGCCAGTCACTACAGAACCTGTCCAACCAGGTGGGCGGTCTCAATGATCGCATCTCCGGCCTGCAGTCGACCATCGGCAACGTGACCTCGTTTGCGATTGCAGGAGTGTCGCTGGCGACCTTGGGCAGCAAGGTCGTCGGTGTCCTCGATTCGATGGGTGAGTTGGACGACCTGTCGCAGAAAATCGGCACCAGTGTCGAGAGCTTGTCCCGCATCCAGAAGGTCGCCAAAGTATTCGGTGTTGACTTCGCTGGTAGCGTCGACCCGATACTGACAAAGTTTGCGCGAAGCTTGACCACGGTCGACGAAAAATCCAGCAAGGTCGGGAAGGCGCTTACCGCATTAGGCGTATCGGCGCGCGATAGCGCCGGCAAGTTGCGGGACCCGGGTGAGGTAATGATTGATGCTGCCAAGAGCCTGCAGCAGTTTGAAGACGGCGTCGGTAAGACAGCGTTGGTGACGGACCTCTTTACCAAGGCCGGCGTCGACATGATGCCATTCTTCAATGACCTGGCTGAAAGCGTGGACGAATTCTCGTCCGTCACGTCGGAAGCTGTCACCCAAGCCACCGGCTTACAGGACAAGTTCGGCTTCCTGGCCCAGCGCACCGAGGAGGCTTTCGCCTCCATGGTTTCCGCTGCTCTCCCGGCGATGTCGGACTTAGCCGAAGGATTTACTGACGTCATGAAGTCCGAGGATGATCTCATCAATAAGAGCGAGATCGGCAAATGGGCGGACAACTTGGCAGTTGGCTTGTCACGTGTGGCTGATGTGGCAGCGCTTATCCCGCGAATCATGTCTACTGTCTCGGGCAGCTTTGGTGTTGTGGCAGAAGACGTCAAAGTAATTCAGAAAATGGCAGAGGTCGCGAATCCAATCAACGCCGCCAAAATGGTATTACAGGGCCGCAGCCCGACAAAGGAACTTCAGCAGGTAATGGCTGACCGCAATAGCGTTCTGGATGCTGCGAATAAGAAGTATGAGGAACTATGGAATAAGCCTGCGAACCTGTTTGAGCAGGCTGTCCTGAGACGCATCTCGAACCGAACCGCTGATGCAGGTCTTCCCGGAGGTGGCAGTGAGCCGCCGTTGAAAACGCTTGGATACGCCTCGGGCGGAGACGAGCAGTCGAAGCAAGCCGATGCGTATGAGAATTTGGCGCGTGCCATCCAAGCGAAGATTGCGCAGACTAACCTCGAAGTGAATGCTGGCGCCCCACTTGAGGCAAGCCAGCTGGAGCAGATCAAGCTCAATGAGCAACTGGCCGCTGTGAAAGGGAAGGTGACTCCTATCCAGTACGCGCATCTGCAAAGCCTCGCTCAAGAGCAGGTCACAAATCTGGAGCTGATCGAATCGCACAAGCGCGCCGAAGAAGGACTCGCCAGCTGGAACAAGACTCGGACGGAGTACGCTGCGGCGGCAGTCAAGACGATCCAGGATGCGATCAACGAAGCTGAGCGCAACGAAGACTTGGCGCGCACCTTCGGCAAGACCAAAGGTGAGATTGAGGCTCTTGGCCTCGTGCGCCTGGAAGAGCAACTTGCCCAGCAAGCATCCACCAATATGACGCTGGACGAGATCGGGAATCTCGAAAAATTGATCGCGGCGAAGAAGCGCAGCGCAACCGCGCTCGGGCAGGTGGACACGCTGGAAGCTGGCCGCAAGGCGGCCGAATCGCTTGACGCGTTCCTTGACCCGGCCCGCGCGCAGACCTTCGGCGAAGCGCTGCGGGAATCGTTCGGCAGCGCGGGCACCGCACTGACGGACCTGACGTCGTCGCTCGACGGTTTCAGCAAGCGGCAGGCCCAGTTCGACGAGCAGCGTGAAAATGCCCGGGTGGCCTACACCAAAGGCGCGAAAACCGAAATGGAGTACATGCAGGACCTTTCGCGCCTCGGCGAGATAGAATCCAGAAACCGCATGCAGGGCTACGGCGACATGGCCGGTGCCGCTGCCGGTTTCTTTGGCGAGCAGAGCCGCGGCTACACCGCGCTGATGACAGTGTCGAAAGTCTTCCATGCTGCCGAGCTGGCGATGACGATGGCCGAGCTGGTGCCGAAGGGTATTGCCGCTGTCCTCAACCAAGGGAATGGCGACCCCTATACCGCGTTCGGTCGCATGGCCGCCATGGCGGCTGTGGTCGGCGGACTGGGCGTTGCCATCGGCGGCGTGTCGGGCGGTAGCAGCGTGAGCCTGTCGGAGTCGCGCCAGAAGGCGCAAGGTACCGGCACGGTGCTGGGCTCGAACGCGAAGAGCGATTCGATCGCGCGCGCGCTGGCCCAGATCGAGCAGTCCTCGCAGGATACGCTCGGCGTGAGCAACGACATGCTGATCGCCTTGCGCAATATCGAATCGAACATCAGCCAGTTCGCATCGCTCCTGGTGCGCACGACAGGCGTGACCGGCGACTTCGGCTCCGAATACAACAAGAGTGTCTTCGACTCCAAAGGCATTGGCATTGGTGGCGGGCTCGCCGGCGGCATCGCTGGTGCCATGGGTGGCGCTTACCTTGGTATGGGTGCAAGCCAGGTAGGCATGCTGCTCGGTGGCCCCCTCGGCATGGCCCTGGGAGCAGCGCTCGGTGCGGTCATCGGGAAGACCTTTATCGGCAAGGCCTTGGGCAGTGTCTTCGGCGGGAAGCAAACCGTCGAGGATACCGGCTTCACGTTCGGCAAGACTGACTTCGCCAGCATCGCTTCTGGCAGTCTGGCCGCGATGCAATATGCCGACATCAAGAAAGACGGCGGCTGGTTCCGCAGCGACAAGACGGACACCAAGACCTCGCCCCTGGGCGCCGAGGGCAATCGCCAGATCAGCAGCGTGCTCATGTCGCTGTACGACACCGTGTTCGAGGCAGGCCAGATCCTGGGCTTGGGCGCCGACAGCTTCAATACGCAGCTGAGCCAGTACGTCGTCGACATCGGCAAGGTGAGCCTGAAAGGCAAAACGGACGACGAGATCCAGAAGGAATTGTCGGCTGTCTTCTCGAAGGTTGGTGACAGCCTGGCCGCGTACGGCGTCGCCGGCCTCGAGCAGTTCCAGCAGGTGGGCGAAGGCTACCTCGAGACGCTCGCTCGCGTGGCGTCGAACTACGCCGGCCTGGACGCGATCATGGCGTCCATCGGTCGCACGGTCGGCGCTGCCGGCCTCGACAGCCTGGCAGCCCGCGAGCGCCTGATCAGCCTGTCTGGCGGGATCGGCGAGCTGGCCGACCAGGCGAACACGTTTGCCCAGGAGTTCTTGACGGACGCGGAGCGGCTGGCGCCAGTGCAGAAGCATGTGATCGGCCAGCTGGGCGACATGGGCCTTGCCTGGGTGGACACCCGCGACGAATTCAAGAACGTCATCCTGGGCTTGAACCTGACGACCGAGGCCGGCGCCAAGCAGTACACCTCCCTGATGTCGCTCGCCGAAGCGTTCGCCGCGGTGTATCCGTCGATCGAGGCCCTGGGCCGCTCGCTCGAGGATATCGCCGACGAGCGCAAGTCCCTGCAGGATCGGCTCGACGAGATGACCATGACCCGCGAGCAGCTGCTTGCGAAAGAACGCGCCACGATCCACGAAACCAATCTTCCCCTGTGGGACCGCATCCAGTCGCTCCAGGCTGAAGCGGCCGCAACCGAGGCGGCGACAGCGGCGCAACAGGCGGCACTTCAGGCCGCGCAGCAGGTTGCCTCCGGCTTGATGAGTGACGTCGATAGCGCATTCTCCGTCCTGCAGCGCGTGGTCGACCGCGAGCGGGCGGCGCTGCAGTCGCAGATCGCCAACCACACCGAGGCCGCGAATAAGATCCGCGCGGTGTCCAACAGCCTGCGCAGTACGATCGACGGCATGCGTGGTCCGGGCGCCGAGGCGATGGAGCGTGCGCGCGCCCAAGCTGACCTGGGCAGCTTCCTGGCGATCGCCAAGAAGAGTGGCATGCTGCCGGATTCGGACAAGTTGCAGGCGGTCCTGACCACCCTGACGCAGGACGCGGCTAACCAGTTCGCCAGCCAGGAAGACTACCTGGCTGACTTCTACGCCACCAGGAACACGATGGCCGACCTGGCATCGATTTCCGATGCGGCCCTCTCCACCGAGGAGCGGACGCTGAAGACCCTTGAAAACCAGATGGCGTCGTACGACAAGATGCTCGAGCGCGAGCAGGAGCAGATCGATCAACTGAAGGGGTTGAGCACCATCGGCATGTCGATCCAGGAGGCGATCCTTGCTCTCCGGTCGGCAATGCTTGCTGCTGGCGGAAACCCGATCAATGCCGCAGTCTCGAAGATCAGCGATGCGTACCAGACTTCGCTGGGCCGCGGTCCGGATGCGGCCGGCCTCGACTTCTGGAAGGACCAGGCAGCGGCTGGCACTTCGATCGGAGACATCGTCAACGCCATTGGTAACTCGCCTGAGGCGAAGGTCAAGGCGCTGTACAAATCGACTTTCGGCCGTGTGGCCGATGCTGGCGGCCTGAAGTTCTGGATGGACCGTATGGCCGACGGTATGTCGCTCGGCACCATCGAAGACGCGATGAAGAGCACCGACGAGTACAAGAACAAGGGCAAGAAAATCCCCGGGTTTGCTGCCGGTGGCGACTTCGCCGGCGGCTGGCGAATCGTGGGCGAACGTGGGCCAGAGCTTGAAGCAACCGGCGCTGCTCGCATTTTCAACGCAACCCAGACCAACGACATGATGCGACGCCTGGCCAGTCCTGCGCAGGGGAACGAGGTGCTGGTCGCCGAGGTGCGCGCGCTGCGGGCGGAAGTGGCCTTGCTGCGCACAACCAACAGCCAGGAGAACTACTCGATCGCCAAGCACACGATGGAGACAGCCAGCTCACTGGATGACGCTCTCAGCGGCGAGAAGCCATTTGCAACGAAAGTAATCGCATGATCATTGTCGATCCAGTAGCACTGGGGGATGCGGCCTGCACGCGGCCGTCCCCCAAGTGGGTTTTCGACCGGACCGGCACGCTTGTCGAGGTGCCGGCCGATACTTTGGCTGTCACCTACGATCCAGCCGACCTGTCGAAGGCTCCGTATGCAGACATCGATTCGCAGGCGAAAACGAATTTCGTCCGCAACAACACGATGCAGGGAGTGGTAGCTGGCTCCCCCGGCACCACTCCAACTTATTGGGGTGTGGAGGCTAATGGAATAAACGGAATTGTCCGTACTGTGATGCCGACCGGGGTGGAAGATGGCATCGAATATCTGGAAATCCGATACGCTGGCATAGCTACGGCCGGCGGGACGCACCAGATTGGCTTTGAGTCCGTGGTGTCCACGAACGCGGCTCCTGGCGAGACTTGGGCCGCAAGTGTGTTTGTTGCTAGCGTCGGCGATCCTGTGGGCTTGATTAACCCGCGTATGCAGATATCCGAGCGCACCGCCGCCGGCGGTCAGACTGCGGCCGGAGAGGTCCAGGCGCCACTTACGCCAAAACCGCTCTCGAAATCCCGGATCATCGTGCGTCACACGATGGCGCAACCAGATACTGCCAGAACGTCCCATAAGGTAATTTTCTCTTACGCAGCCGGATCAGTGGTCGACGTCACTCTGCGCATAGGGCTGCCGCAGATTGAGCTCGACGACGCCACCAGCCCTATCAAGACGGGCAGCGGCACCGTCACTCGCGCCGCTGACGTGATCAGCAACACCGCCGGCCTGGTCTATTCAAACGTCCCAATGGTCGAGCCACCGTACAGCGCGGCCACGACCTACGCCAAGGATGTAGCCGTCTATGACCCGGTGTCAAAGATCGTCTACTGGTCGATGCAGGCCTCGAATCTCGGCAAGCCGCTCACCGACCCTGCCTGGTGGAACAAGCGCACGGCGATTAACCGCTGGGCGATGTTCGATGATCGCAACAGCACGGTGACCAGCAACCCCGAGGAGATCATCGCGGTGGTCTCGGCCCGGGCAATTACCCAGGGCATGTTCGCAGGCGCGCTGGACGCTAGCGAGGTGCGCGTCTCGATGACCCACCCAACGCGCGGCCTGGTCTTCAGCGAGGTGCGCAACCTAATACTGCCTCGATCAGGTTCGAGCTTCTTTGGCTGGTGCTTCAATCGACTGCGAATGCGTACTTGGTTCCTCACGCTGAAGTTGCCGGTATTCGCAAACGCCCTGGTTACTATCGCGATCCTGAAACCGGGTGGAGTGCCGAAGTGCGGCATGTGTTTGCAGGGCCCAGTGGTCGAGTTTGGTAGGTCGATGATGGGTCTCGGCACCGAGCTAAAGGATTATTCATCGACGACCTTCTACGCCGACGGGACCAGCGACACGATACCCCGCGGCTTTTCCAAGCGCATGAGCGTGGACGTAGTGGTCGAGAGCGACCGCGTGGAGGAGCTTGAAGATTACCTTAGTGGCCGGCGCCAAAAGACACTGGTCTACCTGGCGTCGACAGTGCGAGGCGACACGATGCTGGTCGGCAAATTTAGCAGCCTGCGGAAGGTGATCGACAGCCACCGCAATTCGAAAATGTCATTGCAAATTGAAGGAGTGCTTAACCGATGATCACAGCCCTGACCGATCCGGCCCAACTGCCGAATCAGCTGGACGATCAACAGACGTTCGACGTCAAGATGGCGTCGTTGATTGATAACCTGGTGCTGCGCGCACAGCAGGAAAATGCCTTGGCCGCCAACATGAGCGCCTACGCTTCTGGCAACGCCTATTCCTTCCCGTACCTGTTCGACAGCGCAACAGCCGACGGCGATCCCGGTGTTGGTCGTCTTCGCCTGAACAGCGTCGGGCAGAGCACCGCCACGGTCCTCCGCATGGACATTCAGATGTTCGGCGGGGCCGATCTGACGAATGTGTTTACTGACCTTCAATCTGTCACCAGCACGGTGAAGGGCTCGATCCGGCTGATCAAGTCGAGCGACCCCAGTAAATGGATGATTCTCGACGTCTCAGCCGTCGCGATCCTCTCTGGCTATCGCAACTTGACCGTCCGGGCGCGCGCCGCAAGCGATGGCATGGCGAACCCGTTCACGAACGGTGACGCGCTGATCGTCCAGATCGACCGCAATGGCGACTCGGGGACCGTACCGGGAGCAACGGACTTGATTGCGCGGGTCAATATCGAGAGCTCGGTAGCGATTGCCTCGCTGCCGACCGTCTTCGATACTGGCCACGACTGGTATTTCATCGATATCCCGCACATGCAGCTCGGTGGCCGCGCGGTCTTCGATTTTTGCTCTGACGGCAACCCAGTCACCACCGCCTCATACCTCACGAACGTCCCGAATAGCACGGCGACTACCGCGCTGACCACCAGCATGAATATGTCGACGGGCACGATCTCGGATGCCGTCAAGATTGCCGGTTTGCTGCAGGTGCGCGGCGTCAATACCGAGGTGGCCAAGACGGCAATCTGGGATGGCGCGTTCTGGCGCGGCGTTACAGGCATGACTGGTATCGCGAACCGCTGCTCGCTCGAAACCGGGCAGGCGGTGAGTGGTTTCAGGATCCGGGCGGAGAACGGCGCCCAAATTTCGTCCGGGCTGATCCGGGTTTATGGAGTCAGGAAAATATGAGCCGCATAGCTGAATGGAAGGACGGCGAGACCGTCTACCGCGACATGACCGAAGAGGAGTTCGCTCTATGCGCTCCCAATATCGACACCATGCGCATTGAGAAAAATGCTGAGATCGACCAGTGGCGCGCCGAGGCCAACGCATCGGCATTCCCGCATGGAGGCAAGTTGGTCGCATGTGACCCATTGTCCCGCTCGGACCTGGACGGCGTGGCGCACCATATTGCGCTGTTCGCCGCCTTTCCGGAAGGCTTCCCCGGCGGCTGGAAGGCGACCGACAAGACGATGCTGCCGCTGGCCGACGCCGACGCCTTCCGCGCCATGTACGCCTCGATGACCGCCCAGGGCGCCGAGAACTTCAATCACTCGCAGGAACTGAAGGCGCGGCTGTCAGCGGCCAGCACGCCGGAAGAGATCGCGGCCATCGCATGGTGATTTGATGACCCTCAAGGCAGCCTTCTACCGCGGCACCCGGCCCGGCATCGCCGGCATTTACAACCGCATCGTGCGCTGGTGGACGCGCAGCGAGTTCTCGCACGTCGAGCTGGTGCTGTCGACTGGCCGCGCCTGGTCGGCATCGTTCGCCGACGGCGGCGTGCGCAGCAAGCTGATCGACTTCGACACGGCAAACTGGATCCTGATCGACCTGCCGCCCGAGCTGGAGCAGGGCGCCGAGGCCTGGTTCGTCGCACACCGCGGCGCGAAGTACGACCTGCTGGGAAACCTGCAGTTCGTGTTGGCACCAGTGCCGCAGTCGCAACAGCGCTGGTTTTGCTCCGAGGCGGTGGCCGCCGCGCTCGGCATCCCTGACCCTTGGCGATACTCGCCCGGCACGCTGGCCAGCACGCTAACGCTGCTCTCCCGTGGCGATCCTGGTGCCGATATTCCACATCAGCTAGCTGCATAGCATTCAGTCTCATTCTTCCGAGAAATGAGACAACGTCAGCGCGACACTAAGTGCTCCCCGGCCATGCGCCGGATCACTGCTGACGAAGAGAGAAGAATCAATGAGCGAACCAATTTCCGGCACTGCCGCCGTGGCGCTTGGCTGGAAGTTGTTAGGAGGGCTCGTCGGTATCGCGGCGATCGGCGCGGGCCTGGTATCGGTAGTGGTCATGTGCATCATGACACCGCGCAGCCCGAGGGAATGGGCTGTGGGCTTGATCTGCACGGTCGTGTCATCGGTATGTGGCGGCGCTGCCGTTATTCAGCATTATGGGCTTCAATCATGGGTACATTCGCCATTCGGCCTAGTCGGGATGATTGGTTTGGTGTTCACCTGTGGCCTACCAGGCTGGGCTATCGTGCGGTGGCTATTCAACTATATCGAGAAGACCAAGGCGGCGACGATCGCCGAAGTGGTGCGCGACGTGCGAGGTCAGCCATGATCGTCACTGCCGACATGATCCGCCGTGTGGCACCGCAATGTGGTGCGAATGCGGCTATCGTCGCCAATGCTCTGCAGCCGGCCGTCGAGCGATTCGGGATTAACACCCGCCGGCGCCTGGCGCACTTCCTCGCTCAGGTGGCGCACGAAAGCGGGGGCTTCACGCGCAAGCGCGAGAACCTGAACTACGTGCCGTCCGCTATCCTGGCCAGGTTCAACACGAAGACGCTCACCCGCTTTACGTCGGCGCAGGCCGAGCAGTACGGGCGCAACTCCGCGCACGCGGCCGACCAGCAGGCGATCGCCAACATCGCCTACGCAAGCCGCATGGGCAACCGCGGCCCGGAGAGCGGCGACGGCTGGCGCACGCGCGGGGCGGGGTGGATGCAGATCACCGGCACCACGAACCACAACGCCGTGGCGGACTACTTCGGCCTCTCGCGCGACACCATCGGCGCCTGGCTGTCGACGGACATGGGCGCGGCTCTGGGCGCCGGCTGGTTCTGGCACGTGAATAACCTGAACCGCTTCGCCGACCTCGATGATGTCGACGGTGTTTCCGACTGCGTCAACATCGGGCGCAAGACCGAGCGGATCGGCGATGCCATCGGCTACATCGAGAGGCGGTCGCTGACTGACCAGGTCATGAAAGCTATCCCATGACGACCATTGAACGGGCCTGTGTCGCCCTGATCCTGCTGTCCAGCCTGGCTGTAGCGGGCTCGATCGGCATTCTCAATTACGGCCACGCGAAATATGACGATGGATTCGCGGATGCTATTGCCGCGGGCAAAGAGCAGCTCGACTTCGCGACCGAGCTCGCGCGCCGCACTGAAGATGAGTTGCGCGTGCAACTGCGCGCCCAGGACGACATGGCATCCAACAAGGAGAAAGAACATGCTGAATCTCTTGCGGCCGCTCAGCGCCGCATGCTTACTGGCGTTGACAGCCTGCGCTGCCCCGCAAGGACAGTATCAGTCGCCACCGCGACCGAGCATCGACCCGCTGCCAGCGGACCTGAAGTTGACTTGGGGCGACCGGGCCTTATGCCAACGGCTTCTGCTGATCTTCTCGGCGTCGCCGGAGACATTGCAGGACTCGTGCGCCGCTACGAGCGTCTCGAACAACGGTTCGATGCCTGCAGGGCATTGACGATAAGGCAGTGATGGACTTCCATATCCACGCGCCTAGTGGAAGCCAGCACGTTATGACAGTCCACCGCGACGAGAAGGACGACAGCCCGCTCCAGCTGATTAGCGCCCAGCGTCTAGCTCGCTTGGAGCAGCTGGAGGCGCAGCAGCAAGACCATCCCCACGTCGACGTCCACCCTCGATGATCACTCGCTGCACGATCGCGGACGCGATGCCCTCGGCGTGCAGCACCCGTACTCCGGCGCCCATCCCGAACACGGCGGCCACGTTCACAGCCAGGTCGACCTGAACTGCCGCTAATCGGTTCTTTCGTCTGTCCATGGCACGACGGTATCACGCTGCCGGCGGCCAGCTTTGATCCTGCTCAACGGTGCTACACTCGACCGATGCAAGCGAAAGTCAAACGTCTCCGGGAGCGCGGCCAGCGCATGTCCGATCACCAGATTGCCAGTGCGGTGCCCGTTGAGGGCGAGCTACGCGTTTACGGTATGGGCGGCACTATCCAGGCCAGCGTTACCGATCCGAAGAGCCAAGTCGGGGATCCGCTAATTCCCATCCTGCACGAAGCTCGGCTGACCACGATGCATGGCGCCGGCATGCTGCTCAAGGGGGAGGAGCGCCCTCAGGGAGATAAGGGGCCAGCCTACATTCAAGAATGGTCAGTGAAATTCGAGCGGTAGCGGTCAAACCTATTAATCCGCTCCAAAAAGTAACTTGAGTCCGCGTGGATAGTGCAGTTCGCACAGGCTCTGCGGTGGATTTTCTGGAGGGGGAAATACGCGCAAGGCCGCATGGTTGGCAGATTTTTGGTGTAACTTCCCCAAGCTTAAGTTTCTTAACTATTGCGGATCATCGATAAATCAAAATAGAGGCCTGACAGCGGTCGGATTAGTAACGCCGGGGTCGGCTTACAAAGCATTACCCACCTCTTGGGAAGATTTCGTCAAACCTCTTCTCCACTACTAGAGCAAGGTCTTCATGACCCATTGCTAAGGCCATGCTAGAGGCAGTGAGACAAGCAAGAAGGGCGGTTATTTCCAACTGTGAAACGGCATCGGCGATGTCATAATTTGATTGGGTAACCTCCGTCATCATTCTCTGACCAGTTTGAATTGCCCCGCCATGCGTGTAATCGTTCAAGGTTTTCCAAGAGGCTTCTCGAAACTTGCCTAACTTTGAACCGGGAAGCTTCTTGTCTAATGCCGCCGTGAGTGACGTAAAATCTGGGACTGCGCTTCGCACATCGTTGACAAAATTTTCCAGCTGAACATCCGTCGCGCAGTGAAAGAACCATGAGCCCCGGACAAATGCTTCGAACTGAGAGCGGAATAAGGCGCGCGCAGACGCGACCATGTTTTTCCCAAGCAAGATCACAATGCCAACGCTATGCTCCATTCCTAGCTGAAAGCAGGCACTCGCGAGATGTGGCCTCAATCCATCTTGGATGCTCATCCCGACCAGAATGTGCTGGGCCTCATTGTTCCACCGATCGAATGCGTCAATTCCTAGGGTAAGTGGGTCGGCTTGTCTTACGTACGATTTAGGGGCGTAGTTTTTGGCGGAGGTTTTGTTGTTAGACATAATCTCTATAGCTGAACACTATGATGCATCATCGGTGCGAACGATGTTGCATTGCCGTTATGCTACAGTACGGCAATATTTGACTGCGTCGGGAACATCTACAAACAAGGGCTGGATTGATTTAATCTTGGGCTTCCACAGCGCACGCACTTCCTTTTGATATGCATAACGCAAATCTTTGATTAATGCTGGGTTTACATTATGAGGTTTCAACCAAAATGTCTCCCGATCTCGGTAGCGAATTGGCTGATTAAATCGTAGCTTGCCGTGATGCCTGATAACTCGTGAGACCGCGTCGAAGAATTTTTCCGGGTGAATGATCTCAAAACATGCGCCACCAAACTCTTTCATGACCTCAGGACTGAACTCGCTTGTAGTGCAGAAAATGTAAGCATCGGGCGAATCATCTACATAAACGAGCTGAGTATCTGGGTGTAATTGTAACTTCACGTTGCTACGCGGAGGAACATCAATGAAGGTGCGCAAAAACTTAGCTTCGGGAGCATCACCGTCCAAATCTACAAGTCCACCGCCATCAATGTTAAATCTCGTTCTGCTGGTTCCTTCACCATCATCTCCGATCGCTGTGCCGTATCTTTCGATTTGTCGGTACTCATGCAGCGTACCAATTTTGAGGCTTCCTCGCTGGAAGAAACCTTCAAGATATTCTTGAGGTAAATACTTGTATACAGGCATGTCAGGATTGCAAGTTCCAGTTAGTTTTGCGGAGATGCAAGGCTAAATCTACTTACGGATCTTCCAAAATTTGGAATCCATCTTCCAAAAGAAAAAAGGGCTACAAGCCTAAAGCATGTAACCCTCTGATCTTACTACGAATTTTTTGGGGTGGCTGATGGGGCTCGAACCCACGACAACAGGAATCACAATCCTGGACTCACACCTCGGTCCCCAGCTGACCGTTAAACTTTGACGTTGTTCTCAAAAGCTTTCGCAAAGAAATGAGCAGCTATCAAATCTGCAGATGTTTGGGTATAAAGCATTCGCCCGCCAAGTTGCGTCAGATTCGTAAGGCCTTGCGCATTAATCGTAAACTCGCCCAACAGCGTGGACTTAGGCTCGCCAGTCCGATTGTACATATGGAAGCATTGGACTTTCGCGACAGCTTGGACATCGTCTAGCCCAACCACAATCACCATCCTGATGGTCAAGCCAGCGTACTTCAGCTGAAAGTAATCTCCGTCCTCGATCGGGCAAAACGCGACGTTAGAGTCACCTGAAAATACATTTTCGTTAATTGCATGAGGTGACCAAAAAGGCTGCATGTGACGAGCGATATCAGCACGAAGCCGTGCGGCATCTTTAATGCGGGAGTGAGCATGGTCCTGAATCGGCTGCGGTTGTGGCAAAGTGTTCACACTGGCTCCTATTGTTGTTCGACTGTATGAAATGGTGGTCGGGCAGTTCTGCCCGGCCACCGTGCTCTAAGTTAGAGCGGTACGTCGCCGTACGTGTTCCAGTTGTTTACAAGCCAATTCGAAACATTGTCATGGCTGCGCACGTTCGATGGCAGGTGCTTATGGATGAGCCGCTCAGCCTTTTTCGCTACTCCAACAGAAGACTTGCCATGAGTGTTCGAGAATTTGTTGACGAAGTAGAGCATCTCATACCATTCACGCCGGTTGAGCAAGCTGCTGTCTGGTTCGTTGCGTTTGGAAGGGTCGTCGCTACCCGAAGTACTGACAGGGTAGTTGTACTGGAGGTCGCTTTTTTTAAGCGTGAAAACTCGATGATCAAGCTTAGTCGTAGACATCATAGACTCCTATTTGTCAACAAATAGACACACGGGTTACGTGCATCAAATTTATGACATAGAATGGAGCCCAGAAGATTGCGTCAACAATCTTCGGGCAGGTAGTAGATTGGTCGGTTGGATCGTTCTATTAGCTGCTCTCCCTTCTGTCGGCTCGTCAAAGCCGTCATAGCACAAGTAGATAGTTGTATTTGTTACGTCGAGGATTCTTTCCTAGGGACTCCTCGACGTAATTCCCTGAGGGAACTGCTTGCTAAATTCAGCAATTCTGATTCCCTTGCCACTACTATACTCAAAATCAAGTTTGACGTTCTGGATTTTCTCGGAATTTTTTTTTCCGTGTGAACGCTTGACTTGTCAAATTATCCGGGGTAGGCGGAAAAATCTTATCCACAGATAAACCACTATACCTAGTGTTAAACCTCGTTTAAACACTAAATATGCTCAATTCTCACACAATGTCACCGGATTGTGGATAAGTCTAATTTATCTTCAAAATTCAGTTTTGAGGAGGGAATACCCTTTTTCGTTACAGAGCTTGTTGTATAAGTACAACGTTTGACTGGTTTTAATCTAACTTTTGTGCGATCGAATCTGCCGTTTCGTTGTAGTAAATCTGTAGTTGGCGTAAGTCACGATGGCCGACCATCCGCGCAAGATCGAGAACATTGAGCTTCTTGGCCAGTCGTGTAATTGCAAGGTGACGAGTGTCGTGGAACGTGCCGTCATCAATCATGGCGCGCAACTTGGCTTTGCGGAACAATGCGTCCAAGGACGCGGCAGTGATGGCAAAAATAGGCTCTTCGACTGGAACTTCAGGCAAGAGGTCGAGTAGCTCAATAGCTCGTCGGGACAAGGGGACGGAGCGCTTGGTGCCGTTCTTCGTTTGTCGGAGCGTCGCCGTGCGACCGACGATATCCGCCGTCGTCAGTCCGCAGATCTCGCCGGCGCGCATGGCCGTCTCGATCGCAAACAGAAACGCGACGGCCGTGCGCTGGTAGCCTGTCGTCGCAAGTTCGATCTGCACCTGGTCAAAGCCGAGCGCGAAGCAGATGCGATCGATCTCGTCATCGCTATACAAGCGATCGCGGGGCGCAGGGTCTGCTGGCCGTCGAACGTCGGTTGTCGGCGAGCGGCCGATCCACTTCCATTCCTTCGAGGCCGAAGCGAATACGTGTGAAAGCAGATTTAGGTCTCGATTGACCGATGACCCAAGCACCTTGTCGACCATAAGCCGATGGTCGCGCCATTTCCCAAGTACGTCTGGGGTGATGTCGACGAGCTTCATATCTTGCAGGGCGACCCCGCCGATGACCGTGCGTCCGATCGCAGCCATACGGAGTACTTCCTGGCGGTGCCCGCGTTTATGAGCCGACACTTCCTTCTCATACCTACGGAACGCGTCGTCCAGCGTTTTCCCCTTTTGCACGCCGGTAGCGGCTCCATCACGGATTTCGGTTTCGCGTCGCGCGGCCCAGTTGACAGCTTCGGCCTTAGTAGCGAACACTTTCGATTCCCGCACGTCCTTGATGGCGACCTGGGCGCGCCAGCCCTTGCCAAGTTTCGCGATCGACGCCATGCACACCTCATTCGATAAGATGCGTAATTGTGTGCGTAAATCGTGCGTAACTCAACACTGAATTATGCGGTAAAAGGAGGGATTTAGTAGAAGTTAAGACCCGCGCCCGTAGGCGCTAAGTGCTTGAAAGTACAGAAGAAACTGCGTGATGCGGGGTGATGCGCTGCTCTTGGCTGGTGCCTCCGGCCGGAATCGAACCGGCACGCCTTACGGCGCTTGATTTTGAGTCAAGTGCGTCTACCAATTCCGCCACAGAGGCCCAAGAGCAGGCGCGAATATTAGCACATGGC